TTTCAGATAAGTACCAATCGCCAGCATCATATGGGTTAAACAGTTTGACAACAGCTTTAAATTCAACGTACTCAGGGTGTTCATCATTCCAAGCTGTCTTATGTTTATAATGATTCTTTATCAGTCTGTCTTTAATTGGTTTAGTTAGTAGTTTCATTGTCATCCTCTCTATTTATTCTGATTTTGTGTATATTATCCTTGACATGTTTAAGATAATGATTGTCATATTGTTTCTCTGCTTGAGCAACAGCACGCAATACTAATTCAATAGCATGTTGGATATCTGTTGTGTGCAGTATGTCTTTTACCCACAATATTGTGTGTAAATCTACTGCATCTGGTATCTTCTTCATTGTTCCTCCTTTGTGTTATATCATTGTACCACACTTGTTCTACATTATACAACATTATTCCTTAACAAATTTCCCTAGCCCTGCCCAGCCTCACAGCTAGGGGCAGGATCTAGAGGAATATTTGTGTGTCATACCCAACCTGAAGTATTGCCACCTGATTTTCAGTTTTATACAGTCAGAGGCAGACACAAAAAAACCTAGCTAGAAATTAATCTAGCTAGGTAAGATATAAACTAAGCTTGTTTTAACTTAGCAAACTTGTCTAATGTCTTTTGAGCATTAGCCATTGAATAAGTTTGTTTGCTACGTGTAACAACCTTTCTATCTTTCAAGTGAATCTCAGGCTCAAAAGTCTCATTAAACATTTCAGTGTATAACTTTTGACATGTCGCCTTGATGTGTTGATTAGTAGCATGGGCAACCATGTAATAACCAAGTCTCGCTTGAAGTGAATCAATCTTTGCATCAGCAGGTTCAGATAAACTTTCATCTGGACGTTGAGCTGTTTTCTCTACATGTTCTTCAAGCTCGCACTTGAAGTATGATTCCTTGTCTGCATTGATTAACATATTGTATTTAGCATCTCGAATCTGACCTTGTAACCAGCTTTTAACTGGACTGTAATCGGAATCACTTACAGATTCAAATGATGGGTGAACTAGAGCCGACATCTCAAAAGCTATCGTGTTAATACTATCAGTAACTTTCTTGATGTTTATATCTAGTGGTTGTTTCTCAGTTTTTCTTGTCATAACATTTTCTCCTGCTCTCGCATTGTGTTTATGTGCCATATTAATCACGAAGTATATTGTCCATGTCAAATGATCTACCTTATTAGAATTGGTGTTAATGTATCGCCAGAGGCGATTCAACATTATGTAAGGTAATTTGACATGGGCCATATACGTAGTAACTTTCACAAGCACTAACACAAAGCGAAGCAGGATAAATAGAGACGAGAAGAAAAACAGAGAACCAACCACCACTGGGGGATATCTGTAGACAATTACTGTAGATGAACCTATACTTTTGGTATGACTGACTTCAGCCTCAAGAAGAAAGAGATTAATAAGAGAGCAAAGGACTTAGTAGATATACTCGTATCCAAAGGATGTACTATAACTGAGGCTAGTAAACTTGCAGGATATAAGGGAAACTCTGCGAGAGTAAGTGCGTCTAAGATGCTACGTAAACCTGAGGTACAGGAATACTACCTGCAAGAAGTCAGACGTAAGATAACTATGGGTTCATCTAAAGCAATCAATAAGCTCATGTGCCTCTCTGCTGGTGCTAAGAGTGAGTACGTACAGTTAGAAGCTAGCAAAGATATACTCGATAGGTCAGGCTTCAAAGCACCAGAGAAACATCAGCACCTGGTAGCAGGTGAACTCAGTATAAACATAGACCTTAGTTAACAATATACGTAGATAGCTGGCAGATTTAGGTGCAGATGTATGGCACATGAACTACTGGGGGTTAGAAAATCAGGGTAGCAATAACTAGTAACCTCCTATCCTCTCGTTATTTCCTAAAAAAGCACGTTGTAATCCCAACAACCCTGTAATAACATAACCTTATGGCAAAACTATGTGCTAAAGGTAAAGCGGCAGCGAAAAAAAAATTTAAGAAGTATCCATCTGCTTATGCAAACATGTATGCTTCTGGTATTTGTAGTGGTCGTATTAAGCCTAAAAAGAAAAAGTAATGGCATTAACACCTAAACAAAGGGCATTGTTAAAGAAACATTCGGTGCATCATACCAAAAAACATATGGATCTAATGAAATCTCATATGAACAAAGGTAAGACGTTTACTGAATCTCACAAGATTGCTCAGAAAAAAGTAGGTAAGTAATGGCAAAAGCTGGACTGCGTAAGTGGGTTAAGGAAAAATGGGTTGATATTGCCAACCCTAGATCCGATGGTTCATTCCCACCTTGTGGTCGTAGTGGTAAAGAGAAACGAGGTAAGTATCCTAAATGTGTACCACAAGCCAAAGCAAGGTCAATGTCAGGTTCTCAGCGCAGGGCTGCTGTCAAAAGAAAACAATCCAAAGACAATTCATCTAAAGGCAAACCAGGATATGCAAAAACATGATTGAAAGAGCAGGTGAAAAATTTTCAGGTTATAACAAGCCGAAACGTTCCAGAACTAAAACAAAGAAGTTTGCTGTACTTGCTAAGGTAGGCAGTAAGGTTAGATTGATTAGATTTGGTGATGCCAATATGACAATTAAGAAAGATCAACCAGCTCGTAGGAAATCGTTTAGAGCAAGACATAAGTGTGCTACAGCCAAAAACAAACTAACAGCTCGTTATTGGTCTTGTAAGAAATGGTAGGCGTTACTACCTCAAATAAATAAAAAAGCCAAAATAAGGATTCTAGGAGGGTTATATGGGCTATAAAGATGGGTTTAGCAAGAGATTGCAAAAGAAAGTAAAAGATGCTGAAATAGAACGAAGAATTGCTGAATATAAAAAACAATTAGAAGAAAAGAAAAATGTCAAAACAAACAACTAAGATAAAGAAAAATGTATACAAAGGCACAGTCAAAGGTGTTGATACTGCTGTCAAACTAGTTAAAGGCGGAGCTTCAATAGCAAAAAACTTTGGTTCTTTATTGAGACTAACGTTTAGCCCATATACTAAAGTTAGAGCAATTGGTGGGATATATACAGGAGTTAAGTCTTTACTTAGACAAGATGCTAAAAGAAAAGTTTTAAATAAAAAAGCACAAGATTTGTTGCAATCTAGATCCCATAGCAAAGGATATACAGAATTTACAGGCAGAAAAACAAATGCTTTAGATAATAAGGTTTCTACACTTAAGTCACAAAATAGAAAGTCAGTTGTCAAAACAGCTAAAACTAGCAAAGACATTGACAAAAATGTTAGAAACTTAACTACTTCATTAGCTGGTTATGGCTCTTTGATTGGTGGTGGTGTAAACATTTACAACCAAAGTAAACAAAAAGTTACAGGTAGAAATAAAACACAACGTGAAAAACAATTAGATAGATATAGGAAGTCATTATGAAAAAAACAGAAAAAAAATATACAGCAGTCAAAAATAGAGCAAAAACTAAACCAATAAAAAAGGTAAAAAAAGAGTATGGCAAATCTAAAAAAGGCTGAGAAAACAGCTAAAGCTATTCTTAAAAACGAAAAGAAAGCTAGAAACGAAGACAGAAACAAAAAGGTCAAACAGTACATTGAACTTAAAATGCTCAAAGGTCATTCACTAGAAGAAGCTAGTAAGATGGCTCAAGGGTTAATTGATAATCAATGAAACTTCTTCCAGATAACAAAACCAAATACGCACTTACCAAACAGCAAATAGCCAAAGAAAATAAACGTGCTTTAAATATTATAGGTGCTGGTTTGACTGCACTACCAGTATTTAAGGGAATAAGCCTTTTGAATAAAGTATATAAAAATAGACCAGTAACTCTTTATAGAGGAGTACCAAATCTAGGTAAAGAATCATTAAGCCATGTAAAAAAAAGAGTAAAGATTAATAATATTAATGATAAAAACAGATTTTTAAATAGCAAAGGAAATCTTAAAAAAACTTATGGTAGTTGGTTTACAACAGAAAAACGCGAAGCAAAAGGATATGCTGGTGATAAAGGCTCTTTGTTTAAGGTAAAAGTAGACTTAAAAACATTAGATAAAGTTAAAAAAGAACAACCAAAAGATTTGTGGAAAAATTGGGTAAATAAAAATTCAAGAGAGTTTTATGGAATTGTTCCATCATCAATTAGACGTAAGGCAAAAAAATTATGAGCTATCATTCAGTAGAAAAATTACGTAAATACAATCATGGTGCTATGGCTAAACTAAGAATAGTAGTCAAGATGACGCATATGAAAGACCATCCTAAAGAGGCCCTGACTGATTATGAGGCAGACAGGGTGCTTGAATCCTTATCTGAATTAACATTGGAGAAACTGTACAGACTAGCAGTCAACAATAATGTCACTCAACTATAAGCCAGACGGCGACATCCTAAAACAATTCATGAAAGATGATATGTTCTTCAGAGCCATTCGTGGACCTGTAGGTAGTGGTAAATCGGTTGCTTGTTGTATTGAGATAATGCGTAGAGCATTGCAACAAAAAGCTGGTGCTGATGGCATTAAGCGTTCCAGATGGGCTGTTATACGTAACACTAACCCTCAATTGAAAACAACCACAATAAAAACTTGGATCGACTGGTTTCCAGAAGATGTATGGGGAAAGTTTATGTGGTCAGTTCCTTATACTCATAACATCAAAAAAGGGAATGTTGAATTAGAAGTTATCTTTTTAGCCCTTGATAGACCAGAAGATGTCAAGAAACTATTGTCACTTGAATTAACTGGTGTATGGGTGAACGAAGCTAGAGAAATACCTAAGTCAATTATTGATGCGTGTAGTATGCGTGTCGGTAGATACCCCTCAATGCGTGATGGTGGACCATCATGGTATGGGGTGATTTGTGATACTAACCCTCCTGATACTGACCATTGGTGGTCAATCTTATCAGGTGAATCTATTATTCCAGATTACATTACTAAGCAGGAAGCTAAGATGTTGGTGAAACCTGATAACTGGAGGTTTTTTAATCAACCCCCAGCTATGTTGGAAGTACACAATGAGAGAGGTGAACTAGACACCTATCAAGATAATCCTACCAAAGAAAACGGTAAAAACCTAACAAAAGATTATTACAAGAATATTGTAAGAGGTAAGACTAAATCATGGATTGATGTGTATGTTTTAAACAAACTAGGTCAAGTAGAAGATGGTAAACCTGTATATGAGATGTTTAGCAAAGATGTACACGTTGCTAAGAGTGATGTAGCTGTTGTTCCAGATACTCCAATCTATGTAGGTATTGACTTTGGATTAACACCTGCGTGTGTGTTTGGTCAAAAATGTAGAGGCAGATGGCTTATCATAGATGAATT